AAAGCCTTTTTTGCGTTCAGGATATTTTGATATTTTGCTACTTATCTTTCATTCCTAACATTTTTAATAAATCCGCCCATAGCAGATCAAACCTGTATCAATAGCAAAAAAAATATTTTGCTCTGTTGTAACGCGTCACGTAATATCCGGTTTTCTGGCATAGAATATCATATTTTTAAAATTTTTCTGAATCCCAATTTGTTTGGAAGAGTGTTGGCTCCTTATATTCTTTTAACTCGTAATTTGAGTATATGAGTTCGCTGGCTTTGGTCGGCCCTTTTGATCCTATCGTATATAATAAGGATACCTCTTTGTGTATAAATTGGCTGAATACCTTTCTGATATCGGGATGGTCGTTGATTGAGAGCATGAACCTCCCGCTGATGTTTTTCAAGGTCTCTGCCAGTTTTATAAAATCGGCCAGGATGAAGTTATGTTCATAATCCGGGCATAGGTAGTATGGGGGATCACAATAAAAAAAAGTCCCCGGGCTGTCGTATTTAGCAATTACGTCTGCCCAGGACAGGTTTTCAATGTGAACACCCGTCAAACGTAGATAGATTTCGGACATATCCTCTTCCAGGCGCAAAAGGTTTATCCTGGGCGGGCCATCTGTTTGGGTGCCGTATGAGCGATTTCTCACCCGGCCACCATATGCCAGGCGCTGGATATAGTAATAGCGGGCTGCTTTTTGAATGTCTGTTAAGCCCCGCCCGTCCAGCTGGTTTTTCCAGTCTCCGAACCACTCCCGGGATGCCAGGCACCATTTGAACTGTCTTAAAAATTCCTCCATGTGATTCTGAACAACACGGTAAAAGGAGATCAGGTTGCTGTCAAAATCGTTAATAATTTCTGTTTTGGAGGGTTGTTTTCCAAAAAATATCCATGCCCCGCCGCAGAAAACTTCGCAATATGTTTGGTGTTTCGGGATTAATGGAATGATTTGTTTGGATAATTTAGATTTGCCGCCAATATAGGCAAGAGGGCTTTTCATGGACTTTTCTCCATCGGATTGATATACCCCTAATGCTCGGTCCGAGCTGGGGGTATTGTCATTTGTGATGTCTGGGCTGCTAGTTCCAGTCCATTCGCCCTGGCCGTGTTGCCTCACGGATCAGGGTGATACCCCTTAATCAAGTCAATTTTCTATCTTAGTTTGCTTTTGTTCACATCATATTCCCCCCGCACCATTAAGCTTTATTTCTCATAATCTTTATTTTTCTCTGGTCTGTAGTAGACGCCACCGGCCGGATCCTTTGACACGAACTTGGCGGTATCGTTGATTCGCTAAAATAGAGGGTTTCAATGGTTTCACCCGGTATCAGCGGCTCAAATCCGCCTACGCTGTTTTTTACCATTTTGGCGGATGATGTCGGATTTTCATAAGTCGGCATGCAGATCTCCTTTGCTGGTATAATTTAGCCCCATTTTATCAGCAGCGGCAAAGAAGGTGGATTCAAGCCCTTGAATAACGTTAGTTTTTGGGTACTTCAGCATTGAAAGATACTGTATAGCCAGTATCGGTGATGGCGGTGGTAACGGAGGTGAGGCTCCACAGGCCGTTTACACCGGAACGGATGCCAATGACGTTGATACGGCCTTCGGCCATGAGGTTGGGTTTGCCGTACACACTGCCCCTGAGCGTGGCAGTACCACGGTTTAATTGATCCAGGCGGGACCGGGCGGCCTGGTCGGCCTGGGCCTGGGTGGGGAATATACCTCCCACCTTGCGGACCGGGGTACCGCTGCCGATGGTGACAGGCTTTTTTTCTCCTCCCTGGATGTCCTGATAATAGGCGGTCACAGCTTTATACCGGCCACGGTCCGGGGCCTGATAATCCCATCCGGGAAGGATGAAGTCTTCCCGGGTAAGCGTTACTGTGGGCAATGATTTGCCGGCGGCCGTCTTGGCCTGCCCTTTTTTGACCATCAGAAGGCGCCCGGCCATTGGCTTTGCTACGGCGTCATGCGCATGGCCGAGACGGGTTAAAAGATGCATGTCGGACTCTTCGGTCTGGTCCAGATGGGGGAAGCGGACCCCGGCCAGTTCGGCGCCCACCACAGGGGTTAAATCATGTTTGGCCGCAATGGTGGCAACGATGTCTGATAAGGTGACATTGTCCCAGGCCCGGGTGGTTTTCTCTTTGAGCCGCTTTTTCATATCTGCGGCCTTGGCCTCAATGATCAGTTTATCGGGCGGGCCTGAGATGCTGATATCGTCCACCACAAACTGCCCCATATGATTGATATGCGGGGTTCCCTCTTTTTTAACGCCCATGCTGATATCCAGCTTGGCTCCTTTGGCGGGCAGCGCAAAGGGATTGCCCCGGTCATCCAGTTCAATGGTGGCGCGGTCGCTCTGCCATCCGGTTTCATCGGTGACGGTAAGACAGAGCAGGCGGCCCTGGATCAGCCGGGTGATATCGGCACCATCGGCTTTTATAGAATAGATAGGTGTCATCAGTCCCAAAGCCTTATCGTCGTTGTTTCAGCAGCGGCCGCAGGCAAATCCGGCAATGTTATCTCTAGGCCTGCATCAAATACAGGGCCTTTATCCCCAAGATTGGGGTTGGCCTCCAGGACTGCTTCCACGGCCACAGCTGACCGGCCGTAGTATTCCCAACAGATTTGATCAAGCATATCGCCGTCCTTTGTCCTGTATATCATTTGTCTTCCCCGTAATTGCCGAGCCGGAGGCTGAAGGACTGTTTTTGAGGAATACCGCCGGGTAAGAAAACGGTTTGGGTCTCCTGGATCTCCTCAATGCACCATTTTCCCCAGATATTGCCTAATCCGTCCACCAGGATGAGCGGTGTTCCGGTCCCTGCCTGCTGCCGCATTTGATTCAGTTGTCCGATGCCCCCTTTATATAAGGGATAGATGGTGCCGGACAATTCGATGGATTCCTGGCCGGGACCAACAAATTGCAATGCAGGACGCAGGCCTACCCGGTTTTGTGCGGCCCACCTGAAGGGCGTGGTCCGCTTCAATTCCTGGTATGCCGCTGTTTCCATGCTGAATGTATAGGCGCCCAGTTTCATCATCACCTTAGTCATGGAGGCGTCCTCCCCTTGCTTTTTCAATACGTCTCATTACTTCGTCTGCAATGGCGCCGGCATCCTGACCCGCCTGGGGGTAAATATTAATGGAAACAGCCCCGGCGGCAGCTAAGGCAACCGGGGCCTTTGGCGTCGATTGCATGGCAGTTGCGGCGCCTTCTCCTAATTTTTCACCAAAGAGGCTGCCAAGTATCCCGCCGGCAATGCCGCCGATGGCCGTACCGATGACCGGCACCACACTGCCCAGGGCGGCACCGGTGGCCGCACCGGCCAAACCGCCGCCGGACCTGCCCAGGGAGCCGCCGATCTGTTTTCCATCACCGCTGTTAATGGCCATACCCAAATCGGCAATACCGGCAATTGCAGCCAAAGGCCCGCCGATACGCCCCAGAAGACGTCCGCCGCCACGAAACACTTTCCCCAGTTTACCAGCCTGCCTGAGCCGGCCGCCCCGAAATAGTTTTCCTAATTTACCGGTCCGTTTCGGCCGACGACTCCTGGAACGGGGCTTCTTCTTGGCAGACAGGCCACCGCCGCCGTCATCAAGCTTTTGCAAGGCCCTGGATGCCGGCCAGTTTACAACCCTGACGTTCTGTACATCACCGCCGCCAAACCCCACGCCGCCCTGACCACCGCCACCGGATTTGGGCTTCTTTTTACCAAAGAAGCTTTTAACGCCCCGGTACATGCCAAGGCCTTTTCTGGCAACCAATGCACTGCCGATGAGCCCGCCGCCGACTGAAAGGCCTGTAAACAGTTTATCTGCACCGTCTGAGCCCAACATGCCCAGCAATTTCGATATACTTTCAATGGGGCCGGTCAGGCGTTTGTCAGCAAAGCGTTCCCATGAAGTAGCGATCATGGTCAAAGATGCATTAAATGTTTTGGCGGCCCTTTTAGCATCGTTCAGGGTGGTGGAGCCGTCGGCCTGGACATTATAAAATTCGTTGAGCTTATCCATTCTGCCGGTATTCTGATATTCAGTCGCCGCAACGTTAAAGGCACGGATCGCTTCAGCATCGAATATCATGCCAAGATTAACCTTATCACCGTTTGTGGTCTGAATGATTTCCGCCATCAGCTCATTGATGGGGCGCAGTTCACGTTTACCGTCAGCCAGCTTCTCAGCATCAAACAGCTCAAGGCCCATCTCCTCAAGCTGCTTTATCTTTTTAGGATCAGTCAAAGACCGCATCACCGCTTCAAAAGCTGTGGCGGCCATCTCTGAAGATCCGGTCCCCATACGGATCATCTGAAGGGCCGCACCCATCTCCCGGAGCGCCACCGTGCCGGATCTGCCGGTGGAGGTATAGGCCGTGATCACCCGGGGGCCTAATGCGGCAAGGTTCTGGAGGGTGAATGCACCGGATTTACCTTGGACATTTAGGATATCAAGCGCTTCCGCCACTTTTTCCGGCCCCTTGATCCCCATCTTTTCAAACTCACCAAACAGTTCACCGATATCCACACCTGTGGCCCCGGTGGCCTGAACGGCCTGGCCGATGTTTTTAATGTTTTGTTCCGCAAAGGCCAGGTTACCGGTTTTCTCAACAATGGCCTCAACACCGGCAAGGATCTCTTTGGGATCCACCCGGACATCGTCCTGAAGGGCGGTGGCATAGATATCGTTTTTGAGCTGCTTCATCTTTTCCGATGAAAGGCCGGCCTGGATGCCCAGGCGCTCAAGGCGCTCCTGGGCGTTGCCCACGTTACGGAGGGTGAGGCCGGCGCCCACGGTAGATACCAACCCGGTGTACTTGTTAGAAACACCGTCAAGCCCCTTGTTCATCAGGTCCATGGCCTTGCGCTGTTTATCCAGATCGGCGGTATTGGCCCGCAGGCGCTTGCCCCATCCCTTCAGCGCCGTGGTGGAGCGCTGGTAGGCCCGGGTCAGCAGGCCTGCCTTGCGCTTGGTTTTGCCCAGGGCACGGGCATGGGTGTCGGCAGAGACTTTGCTGAGCCCGCCGGCGCGTTTGGCTTCACCGGCGATAGTTCCAAGGCCCTTGGCAGTATCTTTAAGATTGTTCTGAAGGGAAGCATCCTTTTTCCCGGTCAATCTTAAGCCGACTTCAAGATCACGCCCCATGCTCAATTTCCTTTGCTGTGTTGTACCATTGTGCCAGTTCTTCCAGATCCATATCCATGAATTCGGACAGGGGCTGCCTTAAGCCCCGGGCCGTCTCCGCTAGGATTCGGCGGAGACGGCCAGTTTCTGCGAAGGGTAGCGCAGCTCGTAATAGGCATCCTCCATGCAATCAAAATCACTGGCATATAACTTTTCAATGAGGCTGGGCAACTGGCCGCTCATCCTGGCCACTTCCTGCATCAGGCGTTCGTCCTCGGTTTTCGCTAATTTCCCGGCGGCCAGGATATCACCGACCTTGGGGCGTTTCATGGTGAGTTTGTCCACGGTGCCTTCGGCATCATCTTCAGCACCCAGCACCAGGGGGAATTCCAGATGCACAATGCGGGTCATGATATCGGGCCGTTCGATCCAGGGGGGATTCATCTTTTTTTCTGTCATTTTTTACTCCCTAAAAACCCAGGGCTTCCCGCTGGGCTGCAAGCTGGTCCGTGCCGTTGATTGTACGGACCATGTTTTCAATGTCGATCTCCACCAGTTCCTTAGCGTCAATGGTGAGTTTGTAATACCGAAGGGAGACAGAGGCTTTCAGCGTGCCCTTGTCTCCGGGCTTCCAAGAGCCGGAATCAAGCTCTTTAAATCCGCCCCGCAGGTTGATGATAATTGCATCGGTGCCGGTATCGTTCTCCCTGGCACCCCGCAGGGTCAGTGAGACGGCATTGCCGTCCACAAGGCCGAACTGGCCGTAAAGTTCCGGATCATACTCGGCAAAGGTCAGGGCGGTCTCCAGCTTTTCCATGCCCATGGCCAGGTCCACCGGGGCATCCATGCCGCCTGCCCGGAACTCTTCCATTTTCATGGCCAGCTTGGGCGTTTCAACTTCCTCCACACGGCCCACGTAGCCCCGGCCGTCAACAAAGGCCGTCATATTTACTAATCGTTTGGGTAAAGGCATATGCCCTCCTTAATTAACTTGGGTTCGCAACCTGCTTTACCAGCTCTTCGTAGTATCCGTTGTTCCGGTGAGCCCGGAAGGTCAGATGCTCCAGGGGAGCCGGCGGTTCAATGTCAAAATCCATATACAGCTTGCCTGCCATAAGATTTTCCTTGCTGTTCAAGGTGGGATCCATCCAGCATTTTCCGCCCAGGATGGCACCCACGGCCTTGAGGTGGCGCAGGTAGGCATTGACACTTTCCCGGATGTCGATAATCAGGTTGGCGCTGATGGGGCGGTCCTGTGCCCACAGGAAGGCATTTTCAATGCTTTCGTAGATCATGTCGGCCGTCCGGCGCACGGAGAGAAACGCCCACATGGGATCTGTGGCGCAGGTGCGGTTGCCCCAGAGGCGGTAACCGTTTTTGTGGACGATGGTGGCAACGTCCTTTGCGTTGAGCAGGTTGGCTTCACAGTTTTTGTCACTCAGGGAAAAGTCCACGGGCCTGGCCGCGCCCACAATGCCGTTGAGTGTCTGGTTTGACGGGCTCCAC